GACTCGGTAACAATACTCCATTCAGTGTTGTTTGGTGTTTGCCACCCAATATATTTTCCAGTAATACTATTACCGTTAGAATCTACGATGTCACCACCTGGTGGTAAATGAATATTATTATCTGTACCAAATTCAAATGTGCTGGCCAAAGGATAGGCTATACTATCAAATATAGGATTAGGTGCATCATTTTCTTCTTCAGCCCAGGTAATAACTGTTGATGTTGTTGTTGGGGTAACTGACAATGCACTTAGAACAACAGCTGATAAAATAGAATTGGTTAGTGTACCTGTTGTATTAGACCAATTGGTAGATAGATATTCAAAATTAATAAATTGATTGTTTGCCAATGATCCGTCTTTAGGAAGATGTGCTAAAAATCCTGCAACATTATTAGTTTCTTGATAAGGATTTGTGCTTATATTGGTAAATGCAGATACAGCAATTTTATTTTGATTTACTGCAAGACCACGACCAAAATTAACTTCTCCCGGGAGTTGGTAAACATCGCCTATTGTACTAGACCATTCGTTTTGCCAAACTGTTTGACCTGTAGTTGGATTTAATTTTTGTAAGAATATACTAGCATAGGTATTGGTAGTAGTGTTTACTCCATCATAACTAATCCCAGAAATATACACACTAGTGTCGTCCACTACAAGGTCTTGTAATAGTGTTTCATTCTGTGCGTCAACCTGTCGTTGCCACATCAAATTACCAGCTGAATCATACTTAGATACAAAACTTCCATTATTATTACTATTTGACATACCTGCTAGGTATATATTAGTGCCTGAATCTTGCTGTATTGAATATGCCGCCGTCTGCCCACCATCTAGTTGGCGAGCCCATTGTAAATAGAAATCATAATCAAGATTTATAACAAACGCAGAAGTATTTCCGCCATTAACATAACTGCCAGATACTGCAACTCCATTTACGCTGGAACTTAGCTCACTAACTTGAATGGTTTGATTACCTGATAGATTAACCAATACAGCATTAGAAGCTGCCAATGTACTGGCCATTATTTTGATTACAGCAAACTGCGTATCCGAACATGATAATAGAACATACAAATTATCACTATTGTCTCCTTGTACATCTATCAACGTCAGCCCACTAAAAGATGTTCCTAGTGTATATAATTGTGAACTTATTAATTGTCCGTTAGTATCTAAATTTGCTAGATACAGCATTTTTCCTGCATTATCTACTACTGATGCAACATATATTGAATTAGAAGAGTTAATCCAAAATCCTGAGCCATATGTGTAGGGAAAAGATTGTGCAGGAGTAGGTGTTAGGTGGTAATCCCATAGCTTGGTGCCAGTTGGATCAAATTTAGCTAAAATAGCAGGAACAACAATTACACTAGAACAATAGCCAGGGCCTTCCATCATATAGACATTGCCAGTACTATCGTAGGCAATACCTTGATTGTAGGTTGCGCCGTTAAATTTAAATTCGTTATAAACAGTCCACCAATTGGTATTGGTTGAGCCAGTTTGAATAAAGATTGGTCCACTATTATTTTCAAAAATAGTATTGTTAGTAAAGGATATATTACCAGTCGATGAAGGTGATCCTTGCGGACCGGTTGGACCGTGAACGCCCTGCGGACCAGTTGGGCCCTGCGGACCAGGGCTTCCTGACCCGCTTCCACCACCGTTTGTCAATGTGCTTAGGTATCCAAAATTTTGATTAATTTTAGTGAACGCTGTTCTTAGGCTATCGCCATCGCCCGCATTTGGACTACTACCTGTGTTGATGTAATTTATTGACATTGATTATCCTTGTAAGACCCTAATCGATCGAAGTTCATACGGTATTTAGTTGCTCTTTGGTTAAAAATATGCTATACTTACTAGGTCAATTTTTTAACACATAAATACTGAGTCTAGAAAGAAAAAAATGGCAACTTTGATATTAAATGCCGACGCAAGCCCAGTTAGTTACCTTCCATTGAGCACAATTCCATGGGAAGAAGCCATACGATACCTAGTCACTGACAAGGCTATTACCCTAGAATGGTACGAAGATTGGGTCGTCCACTCAGAAAAGTGGGAAACTCGTGTTCCTGCGGTTATGATTCTTAAAGAATACCAAAAGAAAAAGACAGGTGTGCGTTTTAGCAAACAAAATGTCTTTCTTCGTGACGGCTATGTTTGCCAATACTGCGGTGATGATGTACTGCGTAAGACAGCTACATTAGACCATGTGTTGCCAACTTCACACGGTGGTAAGACCACATGGGAAAACTGCTGTACTGCCTGCGGTCCATGTAATGCCAACAAGGGTAACAACAAGAAGATTGTGCCAAAAGTTAAGCCTTACAAGCCCAGCTACTTCCAACTAGTTGACAAGCGTAAGAAACTAGACTGGAATGTTGCACATCCAAGTTGGTTAAGTTACCTAGGATAAGACAAAAGCCCCGGAAGGGGCTTTTTTATTGATTATTTTTCACGGTAAACTATACGACCTTTGGTTAGGTCATAGGGCGACATTTCTATCTTAACACGATCACCCAATAAGATTTGTATTTTGTTTTGGCGCATTCGTCCACTTACATGACCTAGTATAACTGGACCTTGCTCTAATTTAACCCTAAACATTGCGTTTGGTAATACTTCTTGAACAACACCATCCGAAGAAATAATATCTTCTTTAGACACGACTTTATAAACTCCTTATTACAGTTTTTCACCAGCAACAAATCCGCGGAATCGCAGGAATCGAGGAAAGCGTAGGCTGTATGTACCGTCCTGATTTTGAGTAATAGCGTCAGCACGGACTTCTACTACTTGACCATCAGCTCGGCACTGCCAAAACTCATCCCGGTCCTGGTCGCTGAACCCAGAACCTACATTTACCTTGATCATTTTACCATCTTCTTCGCCTTCACAGACCAGTGCGCCCATTTTGCCCACATTTTTGCCTGTGCCTTCTTCTGTTTCAATTACAGTAAGACTGACTTCAATAAATGGTTTCATTTTGAGCCAACTGCGGCTACGCTTACATTCGTAGACTGCGTTAACATCCTTGACCATAATGCCCTCAAAGCCTGCTTCGATGGCATCTTTATTATATTGTTTGAATTCAAGTTCACCCACAAATTCATCTAGGTCAACTTCTTTTTGTGGAATGATATCCAATCCGCCAATTTTATCAAAAACGGGCTTCATTGATTGTAGCAGAGCACTACGGCGCTTTTGACCTAGTACACTTTTACCTGCTTGGAATTCACTCAAAGGCATAATGTCAAACAACATCAAGCGAGCATCTTCTGATTGTACATCACTTTTACGATGTACCTGTTTCATTAGGGCTTGGAAACTAGAACTAACCATTTCGCCATCTAGAACTATACTGCGCTCAAACAGATTGATGTTTGCTTCAATGGCTGTGGTAATGTGGCCAAAGTTTTCTAGTACTTTACCGTTGCGGCTGTACATGGTAGCAGTTTTATTGTCTGCATTAATGATAGTGATAACACGAACACCATCAAGTTTGGGTTCAAGCAATTTCTTGCCTACAATCTTTGATTCATGTTTAGCACCGTCATGTGCCAACATACATTCAAACAAGGGCACTACCCATTCGGCCTTGTTGGCTTTGAGTAGCATTTTGTTAACGGTAGTTTCACTGATACCGCAACGGAGGTCTTTGATTAGAATACGACGGTACCAGTCGTTCCATTGTTCTTTGGTTGAAGCAGATAATGCAAGTTCAATAGCATCACGAGCATCATGCCCGGTAAGTTCTCGTTTGGCTAGACTATAGGCCAATTGTTTAAATGCCGCCCAGGGTAATCCCTGTCCATCTGGACCGCTGAAGCTAGGAACCTTTTTAACGCCAAATGTGATCATTGGGTCATAGGCCATACGACAGCCTTCAAAGAATTCTAAATTATCTTGTAGGGCCTGTTGAAGCACAACTTCTTCTTTGAAAAGTCGGCTATTGTCGGATTCAAGGGTTTGAATAATGTGATGCATGTCTGCTCCTGTATTGTCTAATGTATAAATTATACAGGAATTTTACCAGATTGTCAAGAAGATTGGTGGCATTTAGACAGAAAAACTTGATCCACACCCGCAGGTACTTTGGGCATTTGGATTTTTAATTGTAAAACTAGATCCCATTAGATCTTCTTTGTAATCAATAGTGGCACCAACCAAATACTGATAGCTCATGCTGTCAACCAGCACCTTAAATTTATCAGTTTCCAAAACAAAGTCATCTTCATTTTGTTCTTCATCAATGGTAAAGCCGTATTGAAACCCACTGCATCCACCCCCCTGTACAAAAGTGCGTAGGGCAACATTTGGATTATTCTCTTCGGCAAGAATATCATCTATTTTGGCTTTGGCTGATTCGGTAATTAG